ATCCATAAATAATAATATGGATTGCATCATAACTCCAATAACAGCTTTTCAAAGCACTAATTTAAATTCTAAGATAGATTGCTTTTCTAGGCTTGCTGATAGAATAGTAAGAGCTATGGGTGCTCCACTTGTTACCGTGGAAATCCATCCAGATCAAATCAATGAAAACATTTCTATTGCCTGTGAAATGTTTTCTAAATATGCTGGATATACTTCAGAATATTTGATTTTAGATTCTAGATTGTATCAACGTGGAGTTGGTATAAGGTTAGATCATTTATATACACTAGCTAATACAAATATGGATTTAGCTAGAAAAGCTTCTCATACAACAGAATCAGCATCTACAGCACCATACTTAGATATTGAAGATACATTTTATGTTTGTAACAGTGCTATTCCAAGTACTATTACATCTTTAGCATCTGCTATATCTTCAGCATTTCCAAATGGAGTATTTAAAAATCAATTATTAGATTATACTACATATAATATAGTTTTAACATCTATTACATCCATTGATGGTTTTGATACATATGATGTTGCTTCTAGATTTACTACATCAGCTACTAAACAATTAAATTCATCTGGTCAATGTACATCAGAAAGTGTTGCTACAAAATTTAATAATATGTTTGATTATGATGCAATGGATTATAGAAAAGTTATTGCTGTAGTTGATTTAGATGAAGGTTCTACTACTGGTATTAATACATTGTTTACTATTGAGCAAACATTAGCACAACAAACATATTTTTCTTATGCTATGGGTAATTATGGTTTCGACTTAATTAGCTGGTGGACAGTTAAAAATTGGTTAGAAACTAGAGAGAAAGTATTAGCTACAAGGAGAACATTTGATTTTAATGATAGAACACAATACTTAAGAATATATCCTGAACCAAATGATAATGTTCAATTCTATGCTCTATTACAATGTTATATAGAAAAACCTATTAGAGACCTTATTAAAGAAGCATGGGTTTATCAATATTCATTAGCATTAAGTAAAATAACTGTTGGTAGAGTTAGAGGAAAGTTTTCTCAAGTAAATCTATTCGGTGGACAAGTATTCAATACTGATATTCTTAATGAAGGATTAGAAGAGAAAAAGGAATTGGAAAAACAATTATTCGAAAATGCTGCTGGATTCGGAGATTCGGACCCAACTATTTTTCTAGTGGGTTAATAATCAGATACTTATGCCTCCTAAATTAAATAAAGATGAGAGGTTTAAGCAAGGTATTTTTGTACCAAAAAATTCTAAAAAGTTTATTGGGAAATATGCTATATTTAGATCTTCTTATGAACAAAGATTTTTTATTTGGGCAGATAATAATCCAAACATAATAGAATGGGGAAGTGAAAATATTATTATACCATATAAAAGTCCATTAGATGGAAGAGTTCATAGATATTATTTGGATTGTTATATTGTAATAAAAGAAGGTACTAAGATATCAAAGTATTTGATTGAAATAAAACCATACAATCAAACACAACCACCAAAACCATCTAAAAGAAAACGGCAGAAAACAATATTATATGAGAATGCTCAATATGCCGTTAATAAAGCAAAATGGGATGCTGCACAGATTTATGCAGCATCCAAAGATGCTAAGTTTATGTTAATAACTGAAAAAGAATTATCTAAACTTATTTCTTCTTCGAAGGTTTAGAAGTAGGTTGATTAACAGGATATAGAATAGGTGGTTTTCTTCTCATCCTTTCAATTTCTTTAGTTTCTTGTTCTTTACGTTTTTCTCTTCTTGTAGGTGTGGTTAATGGTGTTGGACTTATACTACTCTTCTTTCCATTGTCAAATGGATCTGGTGAAGATGGTAAATTTACTTCACCTTCTTTTGTACCGACATTTAATGGATTATATATTCCGGGTTCATTTGGCTTATAGTCGGAACCTTCTTTACCTTTTTTACCTTCTTTACCTTTTTGACTTTTTGGATTCAAACCAGTACTCATTTCAACGTGATGCCCATGTGGACCAATAGCTCCGGGAGTAGGTGAAAATTCATCTAGCCATCCATTTTCTTTTGCACCATGAAACTTCACACGTCGCATTCCTAATTGTATAAGTTTTAAAGCTTTTATATTTTCTTCTTTATATTCTCTTGCAATTTTAGTACGTGGAATGTGTTTAAAATTATTTTTATCATCTGTTATATTTAATAAGAATATTTCATCATATTTTTCTTCAATATATTTTGCTAAATTTTTTAAATATTTTATACTACCTACTCTAAAATCAACTGAATCACTTTTCATTATATCATCAAAATTCCTTAACAATGCATTTAAAGCATTTACGGATTTAAATAATGGTATTTGTCCAATTTCTCCAATTGGGTTGAAAGCATTTTCTAAAAATTTATCATCTTGAGATTTTTTAATAGCATTTATTTCATTCTCATTAAGACTTGTTAAAGGCCCTTCTAAAGCATTAAATCTTTCTTGTTTAGAAATTATATCATCATAATGTTTGTCTCGCATTGCTTGAAAAGTTTCTGGTCTTACATCTGTAGTTTTTCTTGAACGTAATCCATGAGCATCTTCTGCTCCTGCTCCATGTTTTGGAACACTACCTGAAAATGGTAATCTTAGTTCTCTTTTTTGGGGAAGCTTGGCTTCATCAATTATTTGTTTATAATGTTCAAATATTAATTTTGAATCTCTATCCATGCTATTATTTACTATAATTTGAATAAATAGTTGGTATGGCTCTGAAATTGATTGTTGAAAAACCTGATCCTCAAAATGATTTCGAATATATTGTCGAAGAAAAAGATAGAAATTCTCCATCTGTTTTATACATCAAAGGTCCTTATATGATGGCTGAAGGTGTTAACAGAAATAATAGATTATATCCTCTACATGAAATGGTTAGAGAAGTTTCTAGATATAAAGAAGAAATGATTGTAACACAAAGAGCTATGGGTGAACTTAATCACCCAACTTCAGCTGAAGTTAATCCAGAAAGAGCCTGTCATATCGTTTCTGAAATTACTCAAGATGGAAATGTTTTTTATGGAAAAAGTAAAGTTCTTAATACTCCAATGGGACTTTTAGTAAAAAGTTTAATTAATGATGGTGTTAAATTAGGAATGAGTTCTAGATCATTAGGACAACTAGTTGAAAGTAATGGCAAAAATGTCGTTAAAGATATGAGACTAGTTGCTATAGATTGTGTTGCTGATCCATCTTATCCAAAAGCATTCGTAAATGGTATTCTAGAATCTAAACAATATGTATTAAATCAAGACGGATCACTAGGAGAATATTACGAACAATTCGAAGGTAAAATTTCTAATCTTCCTAGAAAAGATGTAGACATCTTTTTACGTGAAAGTGTCATCGACTTCATCAATAAGTTGAAATTAAGCTAAATATTTTTATGAAAAGTAATTTAAAGAAAAGTACAAGAGATACTATCGTATCATTTATCGATAGTATGACTTTAAACGAATACAAGAAAGCTCATGATCTATTAGAGACTCTTGTATTAGATAAAGTAAAAGACATGATATCTGAAGCTTATAAAAAGTCTAAAAAGAAAAAAGAAGATTCAGAAGAAGATTCAGAAAAACAAGATAAGAAAAAAGGTAAAAAGGAAGTTCCCTTCTTCGCTAAAATGAAAGCTAAAAAAGATAAAAAGAAGGATTCTAAACCAAAAGTCAAGAAAAAGTAAACGTTGAAAGATAACTAATAATATGTCTAAGAAGGATATTTCACAAATTCTAAAAGAAGCCGCAAAAGATATCTTGACCGAAGAAACTCTTACAGAGATTAAAGAAGCTTTCGATCAAGCTGTAAATGAAAGAGTTCAAATTCATGTAGAAAAGGCTTTAGTTGAACAAGACGAAGATTATACCAATAAACTTCAACACTTTATCGAAGCAACTGATAAAGATCATATTGCAAAACTTACACGTGTTGTCGAAGCACTCGACGCAAATAATTATGCTAAACTACAACTAGTAGTAGAAAATTATACTAAAATTATAAATGAAAGTGCTTCAGAATTTAAAGAAGAATTAGTACACAAGATTTCAGACTTCTTAGAACTTTATATCGAAGAAAAGATTCCACAAGAACAAATCGAAGAAGCTGTATCAAATCAAAATGCTAAAATCCTTTTACAAAATCTAAAAGAAACTCTTGCCGTAGATACTGCACTACTTAGTAATGTATTCAAGGGTGCTCTTCTAGATGGTAAATCACAAATCGAAGAAGCTAAAAAAGCTAAATCCGATTTGGAAAAAGAACTTTCCTTAATTAAGGAATCTTTGCAAAAGACTAAAGCAGAATTAGTTCTAGAACAAAAGACTGCTACTCTTTCTGATAAGAAAAAGGCATATGCTCGTAGAGTTTTCGAAGGGAAAGCTCCAGAATTTATCGAAGAAAATTTAGACTACACAATTAGTCTATTTGATAAAAAAGAAGAAGAGCGTCTAACTGTCTTAAAGGAAGAAGCTTTTCAAAGTCGTCGTGTTAAAAGCGATAGAGTAGTTCCACAAGAAGTTGAGGAACAGGAGGATGTAATCACCGAATCAATCGATGATGAAGTCCAACACACTGAATTTTACATGAATGAGTTGAGAAAATATTAATCAAGACTCAATAAAATAAATTTGGTAGAAGTAAATAATACTTGAGAACCTGCATATAATGCATGAGGTCGAAAATTAGAAAAAATAAATAATATGAAACAAATTAAACCTACACAAGCGTATATTGATAGAGACAGAGCAGAACTGCTCGTCGAAAAGTGGGGCAAGATTTTGGATTTCCAATCCAAAGGTGTTGCACCCATCGAAGACGATCACCTCCGTCTTAGCACTGCAATCCTTCTTGAAAACCAAGAACGTTGGTGCATTGAGGAAGCTGGACTTACTACCACTGGTGGTATCTTCGGTGTTGGTCCCGGTGGAGCAGAATACGGATCAAAAGGTGGAGCTTTTGGTAATACAGATGGTTATGCCGCTGGCGATAATCGTTTACCAAAGATTCTTATCCCCATGATTCGCCGTACATTCCCAGAACTTATTTCTAACGAAATCGTTGGCGTTCAGCCAATGAATGGTCCTGTTGGACTAGCATTCGCACTTCGTTATAAGTATTCTGATGGAACCCTCGGTGGAAACTACCAAGACGTTCCAACTACTGGTGGAACTGCACTAGCTTCACCCGGAAGCAGAAGCCAAATTGGTGTTAATGGTGCTCCACGTGAACTTGGATATCAACATCTCGATACCCGTTTCACTGGTACTTCATCAGCTTCACTTTCTGGTAATTCAGAATGGGAATTTGCTGCTCAAGATCAAGGTGTTGCTGAAATTCTTAAGAATTTCGAAATCAGTGCTAACATTCCTACTGTAGAAATTGGCTTCGAAAAAACTTCGGTTGAAGCTGGTACACGTAGACTTGGTGCTCGCTGGTCAATTGAGCTTGAACAAGATCTTAAGAATATGAATGGTATCGACATCGATGCTGAAATCACAAATGCTATGGCATATGAGATTCAAGCAGAAATCGATCGTGAAATGATCATTCGTATGATTCAGACATCACTTAACGGTGGCTCAAGCAAGGGTTATTCCACATGGGAACCTGCTAAGGCTGATGGCCGTTGGTTAGTAGAACGTAATCGTGATTTCTACCAAAGAATTATCATCGAAGCAAACCGTATGGCGGTAAGAAATCGTCGCGGTCCTGCAAACTTCATCGTTGCAACTCCACGTGTTTGTGCAATCTTTGAAATGCTCCCAGAATTCCAATGGGTATCAGTTCAAAGCAATGTAAACACTCAACCAATTGGAGTTGCCAAAGTTGGATCAGTTGGCGGTCGTTTCACTGTATATCGTGACACCCGTACAGAAGCTCAAAATGATACACTTTATAGTGATCAAGGATATCAAACTCGCCCCGGTGGTTCTGGAAGAACTAGCTCTACTGGTGTTGAGTATGCTCTATTGGGCTACAAGGGTTCTGAGTTTTATGACAGTGGTATCATCTACTGCCCATATATCCCAGTTATGGTACAACGTACTATCGGTCCTAACGACTTTGCTCCACGTGTTGGATTGCTCACTCGTTATGGTGTTGTTGATAATATCTTCGGTGCATCGAACTACTATCACACAATCATCGTTAAGAACCTCGGTACTGCGTTTACTCCCGGCAACCAAGCAATTTTCTTTTAAGTCTTATAACTTAAATAAAATAAGCTACTTACAAAAGAACCACAGAGAAATCTGTGGTTCTTTTTTTCTTTTAAATTAAGGAGTTAATTTGGAATTATTAAATATTGTATAATATTAATTTAATTTTACTGGAAGCATGTAATCGCTCAATTTAATATTAGGTGGACAAACGGATGGCTTATCTATTATTATATTAGGATTAAATACTACTAACCAATATTCATCTCCAGATTTGTGATCTAGAGTTGCATCTACACCTTTTGTTACGAAATAGTTGGCTATAATTGGTCCAATTTCGCCAGAACCAGCTTCATGATTAATTATTAAATTA